CCAGCGAGTACTATTACGCAATGGGTTACAGAAATACTCGCAGCAGCAGACGCGGCGGCTTGGAGGCCGATTGCGACGGCTCCCAAAGATGAAACGTGCATCCTTGTGCCTTATAAGCATGTTGGATGTGTCGTGGTGTCGTTCTGGGGCGCGGGCTGGCGCGAAACCACAAATGGTCTGATGCTGAGGGATGAACCTACCCACTGGCAACCCCTCCCCGCTCCACCGGGCGATGAGGTGAAGGCATGACACACGACGCAGTAAACAGCCCGGAACACTACACTGGGCACCCGTCAGGTGTGGAATGCATCCAGATCACCGAACACATGGGCTTCAACCTTGGCAACGCCATGAAATACATCTGGCGCGCTGATCTGAAAGGCAACGCGGTACAGGATCTGGAAAAGGCCTGCTGGTATATCAAGCGCGAATTGCAGCGTCGTGGGGTGGCTGCTGAGGGAGGGGTTGATGGGTGAGACGCTTGCACCTGTCCAGAAGCGCACGATGAACGTCAAGGAGGCTGCCGAGTATATCGGCGTCTCCCCGACAAACTTCCGGATGAATATCGCTCCATCCATAACGCCAGTCAGAGTGTCGCCGGGCCGCATCGTCTATCTCTTGCAGGATCTGGACGCCTACCTTGACCGCCTCTCTGGGAAAACAGCGCAGGCATCCGGCCCGACCGGATGGGAACAATTTACGTGACAGTTATCAGGCTGAAATACGTCCATCGCTTCAAGGATAGGTATGGGCGTGTTCGGCACTATCTCAGAAAACCCGGATGCAAGCGCGTTCCGTTGCCTGACCCAGCAGACAAAAATTTCTATCGCGAGTATGAGCGCCTGCTGAATGGTCTCCCGCCAGAAGCCGCCAAGAGCCAGCCTATCAGGTCAGCAATCCCGGGCAGTCTGGCAGATCTTATCTGCCACTGGCGCACCACGCACGCATACAAGTCGAAAGAGCCCAGCACGCAGGCCGTTTACAACCGGCTGATAAAGCGCATTGAGCAGGCGGATTACTCGCGAGCGGCTGCGGCGACCATGGCCCCGGCCAACGTGCGCTACATTATGCGCCAGTTCTCAGATAGCCCAACCACGGCCAATCGTATCCTGACGATCCTCAATTCTCTGATGGATGCTGCTATCGACCTGGGATGGCGGGACAACAACCCGTGCTTTGGGGTCAAACGTATTCGTGTGGAGTCTGAAGGCATCCATTCGTGGACTGATGCTGAGATCAAAGCCTACGAGGCACGCTGGCCGTCCGGGTCAAAGCAGAGGCTGGCCTTTGCCCTGCTTCTCTATACTGGCCAGAGGCGCAGTGACATCGTGAAGATGGGGCCGGCAGATTATAAAGAAATTTCTGGCCAGCGGATGATTTCCGTCACCCAGCAAAAGACAAATGTGAAGCTCCTGATCCCCATTCATGGCAGCCTGCAAAGGGAACTGGCTGCGTGGGCATTTGAAGGACAGTCCACATTCCTATTGGCCGAGCGCGGCAAGCCCTACTCGGCGAATGGGTTCTATAATTCATTCAGCGATTGGTGCCGGGGGGCCGGTCTTCCGACTGGATGCAGTCCGCATGGCTTACGTAAGGCTGCCGGGAGAAAGCTGGCCGAGGCCGGATGCACGCCTCACCAGATCGCCGCAATTCTCGGGCACAAGACTTTGACCGAGGTTGAGCGCTATACGCGGGCCGCAGATCAGTCCCTACTCGCCATTGAGGCCATGAAAAAGATGACCTGATGCGCTCATTTGAGTTTGCCAAAATGGGCGTAAGTCATTGATTCGAGAAAGCGCAAATTGTAAGTTTGCCAACCATAACCCATTGATAAATATAAATTAATGGAGTTCTCTCGGGTCCACCAATTTCCTATAAAATCGCAGTTTTCCGCCATAAATTGGCGATGCTAGACACTTTCTAATTTCGGCTAGACAATTTGTCGTATTTTCCCATCGCTTGCGGGGTCAGCTTTTCCTGCCGTGCAGAGTGCGTTTGCTGCATAGACAATCACAGCAGAAACCTAGCTCTCGTTGTAGTTCAGACTATGTCGGATCTACCGATTGAGTAAAAATTGTAACTTTATCAATGGTTAGTGCTGTTGATAGATAATTCTCTTTTTTTAGGCGTCGTAACCTAGAAATTTTTCATTATCAAACAATCCTTCTATGCCACCAATCGAATTGACAGATGGCATGTTCTGTTGACATTTACCGCTAGCTATTGAGAGAGAATTTAATGTCGCAGAGCATAAAACAGCAAAAGCCCAAAGCTCAAACAGCTCGTGAAGTAGCTGAGGCTGTGCTTTTTTGGGCAAAAAAAAACAACCTCTTTGGCAAAGTGCCATTAGAAGACGCAGTAGAAGTTGCAAAAATTCCTTTCTCTGATGACGGGAAGCTATTTGTTTCTCATAATGTACAGAGCATTTTACGCCAGAAAGCCATAAACCTAGTAACATTTAACGAAAAAGAAAAGAAAGTTACCATATTTACAAATGGAAAAATAAATAAAACTGAAGAAAAAGAGTTGCCAGTGTCAGTATCTGGTTTTACTATTGATTATATTCAGGGAGGAGTAGCCCAAGTAAGGGGTGATCCGCCTAGTCCTGAACAATCTAAACCTTACACACTACACAATAACCGCTACACTTGCGGGTCGTCCATATTTCCAGCAAGATGTATGGGCGCAGGGACGCTGGGACTAATAGTTTCAGATACTAATGGTAAAATGTTTGGCATGACAAACAACCATGTGGCTGGCGCATGCAATCACGCTATGCCTGGCTTGCCTATTCTTGCTCCAGGACCGCTAGATGCAAACGAAGATAGTTGCGATCCGTTTACGATCGGGCGGCATACTAAACTTCTACCTATAAATGATGGTATTCCTGAAAATATACCAGTCTCGAGTAATTGTGATGTCAGTATATTTGAACTTTCAAATGCAGACAGAGTGACGTCAATGCAAGGCGACAGTTATGATACGCCTGCGCTTTGCGAAGAGCCATTACCATCTATGGTAGTCCATAAAGTTGGGCGGACAACAGGCTTAACTAAGGGAATAATAGTGGGGCAAGCAGCAGCGCCACTACCTGTTTCATATCATGTAAACGAATATGATATCAAAAAAACAGTTTTTTTTGAGACTGTTTACGTAGTGATGGGGTGGGACGCCTCCCCTTTCTCTCGTTCTGGCGATTCTGGTTCTTTAGTCGTTTCAGAAAAGGCTGATGGTACGAAAATAGCTATCGGACTAGTTTTTGCGGGGAACGAACAGAGAGGAATGTCGTTTATTTTACCCCTACCTGATGTGCTAAAAAAATTATCTCTTAACATAGTATCGGGTCACAATGTGTAAGCATTCTGTTTCTGCCTTAACGGCTGCCAAACAGTTGGCAAACATTCTTTCCTTGCCGAGCACTAAGGGAAGCGTCCTTGTATGGATCCATAATGGGGATCAGTGCTTGATGATTGCCGCAGATAGAAAATGGGTTAAATTTCATAAGGATATTCCGCAATCATACTTGGGATTTCCCGTTATCATAGGAGATCCTATAACTGGAACATCGTTCCATTGAGTTGCAATAGTGATTGAAATTTTTAACTGTTTTGATCGTATTTCTCCATCGCCTGCTGAGCGAGTTTTTTCTGCCTTACCGACTGCGTGTAGCGCATGGTTTCGGACAGAGTCTTGTGGCCAAGAATGGCTGCAATCTGGTGTGGTGTGCAGCCTGCTTCTGCCAGCCGCCGCCCGGCCGCTTTCCGCAGCCCATGAGGTGAGCAGCGCATCGGCAGACGTGCCAGAGCACACCAATCCTTAAACACGTTATAGAATCCATTGGCCGTGTAGGGCTTGCCGTCACTGGTGCGGGCCAGATACGTCTGGCCTTTGCCGTGCCAGAGATCCAGCTCCTTTTGCAGCGCGGAATGGAGGGGAATCCAGAGGCACTCGTTCGTCTTCTCCTGCCGGACGTAGATCATGCCCTCATGGACATCAAACGGCCCCATGCGGACCACGTCGCTGCGCCGCTGCCCGGTATAGAGCATCAGGCTGAGTGCAAGCCGTTGCGGTGTGCCAGGAGGCCACTGCGCCAGATACTGCTCTATCTCTGCATCGGTCCAGGGGTGGATGCCCTCGCTCTTACGGCGCTTTATTTTGACGGATGCTACCGGGTTATCCTGCCGCCAGCCCTTATCTATGGCGTAGTCCATCAGCTGGCTCAGCAAGCGGCGGATGCGTGCTCTTGTGGTCGGGGCGTCGCCTAGGGCAGCGATAACCACCCGCACATGCTCGGGCTGCATATCTGCAAACGGCCCCTGTCCTATCTTGTCGGCACGTATCCTGTTGAGCAGCCTGTTATAGACGGCCTTTGTGCTGTCTTTCAGCGCAAGGTAGTCGCCAGACATTTGCCAGGACACGATCAGGGCTTCAAGCGTCCCGACTTTGATGTTGCTCTTGCCAATGTTTGACGGTGCAGGTGGTTCGGATGTCCTGGCTAAAGTCGTCTTTTTCAGTGCCTCACCGTACGCCACCATAAATTCCGGATCTGAGGCGTCTGGCAATGGAATGGCCTCAAAGCCAGCGCGCCTCAGATAATACCGTGTTTTCCCGCGATTATCCCGATAGATTTTGAGATACTTGAGCTTGACGGTCTGCAAGGATTTTGTCCCAAGGGTTAGCGGGCGCATCTGTAATTGCGCGGCCTGAGCACTGGCTCAAATAATTATCAAGATCGCTGACAAGCCAGACTTTCCGGCCTGTCGTTACGGAAAATGCAGGGAGTCTGGTTTGGGCCAGATTGCGCAAAGCAGAGACAGAAATACCCAGATATTCAGCTGCATCCCGCGCCCGCAGCACTTTGCGGGTTACAGGCGCTAAGGTCTGCATTGTTGTGGCTCCTTTCTCGCCCTCATGACGCGGCTCCCATCGCGAATAGATGCCGTCCATCTTTATGCGGCCACATTACGACGCCGGGCCGCTCAGGGTTGGGCCAGTTGGTGGGGGTGTTCATGCTTCCGGGTCTTTCAAAAAGACAAGCCAATGAGACTTTGCTGTTCTTCCGCACCTGTTCCCAAATATCGGCTTCTGGTCTGTCAGCCTAAGTATTTCCGACACTTTGATATCTTGCTCGTTCCATTTAAAAATGAGTGTTCCATTAGGTTTAAGAACACGGAAGCATTCAGAAAAGCCGGCCGCTATATCTACACGCCATTCTGCTCCCAATTTCCCGTATTTTTTTGCTAACCAACTAGATTTTCCGTTTCGGACAAGATGAGGCGGATCAAATACGATAAGGTGAAAGCTGTCATTTTCAAATGGAAGTGCTGTGAAATCCATGATTTCATCAGGGTTTATGGAAAGGTGTCTAGTTCCACCTTTGCTTGATTTATCGGTGAGAGAAAATTCCTCTCTTCTGATATCGCCAAATAATACTCTCTCATCTAATTTATCAAAGTAAAACATGCGACTCCCTGAACATGGATCTAGAACCGCTTTGCTCATTCGTGCTGTACTCATGCCGCTGCCTTCCTTTCTTCTGGCTCCAGCACCCGGACGTCATTGCTCCAGCCCTCAATGCACTGCTGGCCGTCGTCCATCGTGGCCTCACAATCGTTAAAAACTATGAGCCAGTCGCGGTTATCTGTGACGCGTGCGTGGAACAGGCCGCCGCCAACTGACCACAGGTCAAACTCCCACCCCATCAGCCCGCGCGTACTGGGGCCGATGATATGGCGCTTGCCGTCACGCTGCATGCTCTGGCACCGTCCGAACTCAACAAAATTGCCGTGCTCGTCTGTCAGGATAGCCAGATACCCACCGCTGTGCTGCGGCTTTAGTGTAATTTTGTGTTTGGGCATGAGCCTGATCCTACTGAGATAGGTATAATTACTTGCGAATGTGAGGCTATTTTTACAATTTTCATTATTCTATCGAGGAATTTTTCTTTTCCTTCCGCGTCCATGTGGGCCATGATATCAAGAATGATCTTACCAACGGCAAAAGCGAGCTGATTGGATTCACCTCCTGTTGCGCAACTGATATGTGCGATATCCCCCCTGTTGGGATCTATCAGGACAGCAAAAGCGATATTGATCGTATCCGCATCATCAGCGCTGCCCACTTCACTCATAACCTTCCGGAAGGACGTATCAAGCGCCTGCAGGGCTTCTGCTTTCTTCATGCCGCACACTCCCGCACATCCAGCACGAACCGGCTCAGAATGCCTCTGCGCTGGGCATGGTGCGTTGTCCGCATGGCGGCGTCTGCATTGCGCTCTTCCGCGTGCATGGCCATGCCCATCGCGCCAATGTGGCGCAGCATCGCCTCCCGGGCTTCCGCGTCATGCACGGAATTATGGACGCACTGCTCCAATGCAGCCCGGTGCTGCTCAAACTGATTTACGTTTTGCATTTGGTTTCTGCCTTGGTTTTATTTTGCCGTTACTGGAAATTGTGCGTCACCGTGAGGAATAGGCGGCATTTTCACCCAGTGCTCATTGGTCGTATAATTATGCCAGAGAGTGCCGTCATCACAGAGGGCATAAACTGCCTCTGGGATACCGCGCATTGATACAATCTGGATAATTTTCCGGGGTAGTTTTTCTCGGCCAGCATCCTGCTGGGCGGCCAGCTCACTGGGGCCTGCCTCGGTGGTCTGCTGCGGTGTCTGTATGGGCATCTCTTCCTCCATCGCGTCGGTGGCGATGAGGGAAGATATGTTCATTATTGCGATTTACGCAACATATAAATTTCGAAAATCGAAATTTTATAGCTTATCGGTTTCTTTTTCGTATCTTATAACTGTATCTGAAATACGCTGAAGTTTAATTGTGGTGTGCTTCGTTGGGAGATTCCATATTGCAATAGGAAGCATGCCACCTTCAAGAATAGCGGGCTTTCCATACTTTCCGGACAAAGAATTTAATATGATCTCATAATAACCTTCGTAGCCAACAATATTAAGTGCTTTTAGTCTATATTTTTCATCAAATATATATTTTACATCGAATGACCGATCCTCAATTATATAATTTCTCTCTATCAGTAATGTCTTATCTCCTGTAAATATATTATTGTTATACTGTGCGTCTGGTGTTTCTGGAACTATCTCTGGGCGATCTATGCATTTTTTCACTTGATCTACGCTCATGCCCCAATGTGTTTTGCGCCAGTCTGCATGTGCGGCATAAGGTACGGTTAAATATAAACCACATATTAATATTGTTATTTTTTTCATTTTTGGTTTTCTTAGAGTGAAATATGGAAATCAACTGGAGAAACCCAGTCTATAGATGCGCCTACAATAGGTGGGACATTTGTATTCACTGATATCAATGAGTAAGTTCCATCCTCTTCTCCTTTATATATTGTTTTTAAAACTAAGCGGCCATCATCTAATCTTGCCACTACATCTTTCCCGAACATTGAGCTTGTTGGCTTTTCAAGGCCCGGTAACCGTATTCCTATTACCTCGTTAGGTTTGTATCTGGGTGTCATTGACTCACCCTTTACCCGCAAGGTAACTCCGGGATAATAAAAAATTGGAAGTTCAATAGTATCCGCTTCCATATCATCTTGCTCATAGAAAACAACACGGTCAGCAGCAGAAACATAGCCAGCAATTTTATATTCTGAGGAATTTTTTACTTCCATTCCAAGGGCTATTTTTACATTTCTGTCGCTAGCACCAAGAGCGGATGCGATTTTCTCAATTTCGTCTGCCTGGACGCGTCGATCTCCTTTAAGCGTGTTGGTAAATTTAGGGCCCGTAAGTCCGATGGCCTCGGCAAATGCGTTTTGGCTTTTGTATCCAGCTGCCTTAATGGCCTGCCTAAACCAATCTTTATCAATCGCTCTGTTCATGAGTCGCATAATATCAAGCCATGTAATCCTCGTCCGGTTCGCATTTCGAAAAACGCAACAAATGAATTGACATTGATATTGCGAAAATCGTAATGGTCTCGGTGGAGGTATTGTCCAGATGAGCCAGCAAAATGCTGTGAGAAAAATTGTCGCGAAGTTCGGCGGTCTAAAGAAAGCCGCCGCTGCGCTTGGTCATAAAAATCACAGCACAATTTATGGTTGGGTTCGCTCGGGTCGCATTCCCTTATGGAGGCAGGCAGAGCTGCAAAATGCCCTTGTCCGTCTGCAGATAGAAATTCCCCATGAAACTTACTGTGCCGCATTTGGACATAAAGGCAAAAGTGAAAGCGCAGTCGCATGAAAACTCATAACGCCACCAGTACGCCTGCGGCCTCAGCCTGTCAGCCGGATGCAGTCCGGGGGGAACCTGCTCAACAGGTCAGCATTTCACTGTGGTCTGCACGCCTCGCCTTTCTGGAAATCTTTGCTGTCATGGACCGCCTCAATGAGCGAATTTCTCGCATTGAGTGCGATGAGATCCGCGCAGAGCTGGAGGTGCGATATCACAATATCAGCCACCTGCATGATGAGCTGACAGTTGCTGTCGGCTTCACTCCGTCTTCTTCGGTCGGACAGGTGCGTTAATGGCGCGCTTCATTCTAAAGTCTTGCTGCCATTTCCTGTCAGCCCAGATATTGAGCAGCAGCGTCCGAGTGCGCTTTATGGCCTCCCGAGTTGCTTCATTCTCTCTTTCGTACTCCCCATCTGCCAGTGCTGTTTCAGCACGTTTGGCAAAGCGGGATACGCGGTCTTCAAAGTCGCTGTCAGTTGTTTTCTCTGGAAGATTGTCAGCAACAACAGCAATCAGAAGATACTGCGAGACACGACGTTCCGCTTCCAGCCGTGTAATTCGGCTGCGCAGGCTGTTGAGCGTTTTCTCCAGCTCTTCAAGGCTCTTTGCCACAGAATCGTCCTTTCATGTTGGTTGGAACACCATGATGGACGTAGCTGGCGGGTGTCGCAATGCACTCGCCAGCACCCTGCATTTTCCCAAAATTAAGACCGGTGCAGCATGAAAGTTCATAACGCCACCAATATGCCCGCAGCCTCAGCCTGTCAGCCGGATGCAGTCCGGGGGGAAGATCTGGTTGATATGGATCTCCTTAACCGTATTGCTGGTCCAGCCCTGTCTGGCGCCTCTCCCAAGGTGCAGGAGCGCCTGATAGCCGCGGTCCGTATGGTCATTATGGGCCACTCGCTCAGGCAATGCGCTATCTCCCTGGGGATCAAATACGGCACGCTCACGGGCGGCACTTATTCAAGCGCTATTCGCGAGATTGCAGCGGCCTATCAGGCACAAAAGGGCGGGGGCAGAAGTCTCGCCTCGCTTGCCAGCAATGTTGACGTGGATCTGGTGCAGCGTCTGGGCCTTAAATTGCTCGCAAAACCTGCCAGCTTGCTGGGGCAAAATATTCTGGCAATCGCAGCTTTGTCCTTACAGGGCCTGCCAATGCAGGATATCGCGCAGCTGGTTGGGCTCAGGCTCCAGACGCTCAAAAAAACCTATCTCAGTAAGGCAAATAGGATCTGCGCAGAATACAAGCGCATCAAAAATCCGCAGCCTCAGGTGAGTGTCATAGAGTGCTCCACCGCCCATGATCTCCCGCGGCTGAATGGCGCGCTCATTCATAAGCATGAGGTCTCCATGTCAGCCATCTGGCGTGGTCTTGAGCGCTGGCGGAGTGTGGCCTGATGTCGGTTGCAGCTATCAAAACAGCCACAAAAAAGGCTATTCAGCACCTTGGCGGAATAGACGCTGCCGCCACAATCAGCCGTGTTGGCCGCTCTCAGTTGAGTGATTATGGCAACCGTAACAGCCCGCAGGTTGTACCGGTTGATGTCGCGGTAGATCTGGACACCAGTGCGCAAGAGCCTCTCATTCTGGCCGCCATGGCGCATGCTGAGGGCTTCCGGCTGGTGCCGGTCAAGATTTCAGGCACCGGCCACATCCCCAAAGAACTCGCCAAATTCTCAAAGTTTTCCAGTGAGGTTTTGCAGGAAGGTATTGAAAGTCTGGAAGATGGCCGCGTGGATGTGGCAGAGGCAGCCGTATTTAACGGCATCACCAACGGCAATATTGATAAAACCTACACCATCCGGAAGAAGATTCTTTCTTGCTGGCTGATGTATCCAGGCTCTCTGATTAATCAGATGCAGCTGACATTCACCCAGGGGCAGTTTGCCCAGGTTGAAACAGATGTCATCTCAGCAAATGAGACTCTCAGCGAAGCTGATATCGCCTCGGCTGAGCTCCCAGCCCCCACGGGCATTGTCCACAATACGGTGGATAATTTTCTGGGTGTTACGTTGCTGGGCAAGCCTATCTCTGGTTGCGTAACGTCTGCCACCATTACTTTGGCGCGTAACGGGTCCAAAGCAGAATACGGGAACGGTCATGCTGATGCATGTGGGGTGAATACGGGCCAGCTCGAAGCATCAGGGTCCCTCAGCTTTTATTTCCGCTCTTGGGATGCTTACCAGGACGCTCTCTCTGCCAAACAGGGGCCTGTTGTACTCAAGACAGTTGATAGCGCAGGTAATGGCTACGCTTTTGTGTTCCTCAATGCCGCGCTCCGGAACCCCCAGGCGCAAACGGACGCGGTCAACAAGTCCTACGAGCTCAAGCTGGATATTGAGGGCAACCCGTCGGCCACTGGGGGCACGTTCGCAATTTTCCGTCTGGCACCGCCCGCATCCTGATTTGCAAAGAGTTTTTTAGGAACTTTTTTCCTTAAATTCCAAAAAATACGAGAATTATCATGGCAAAACTCTCTCTCTTTACCCGTGACCAGTCTGCAATGGATAACGGTATCCGTGTCGAGGTAGGTCCTGCTGGCCAGGAATTTGGCATCACCACCCGTGGTCTGACGGACTCCTATTATGACCGCATGTTTGCTCTCAAGCGGCAGGCAGCGACGGAAATCAATGCCGCGCTGAAGCCGGGTGATCTGCCTGTCTCACCGGATAATCTGCCGCCGTCCTATGAAGACAAAAACATGGCCACGGCACTGGTGGAATGCTGTCTGATCAGCGTGGATACTCTGGAGGATGATGACGGCAATGCAGTCACCTTCGATGCGTTTTGCGCCATGCTGCCCCAGCGGGCCAATCAGGGTCTGCTCTCTCTTGCCTATAGCGCGGCCCGCAGCGTCGGTCTGGTCCAGCAGGCCCAGAAGGATGACGCCGTAAAAAACTAACAGACGCGCTCACCTGGTTTGTTCGGGATGGCCCCATCGTTGCGCAATACAACGGCAGGCCTATCCCGGAGTATGACCATAATCCTTATCCCCCGTACGTGACAGATGCCTTTGCGCTGGACCGCGGCCTGACCCTGACAGCGGATGCTATGGGCGTCTCCCACACGGCAGGGTCTGTCACACTGGCTAATCCCGGCGGGGCGCTGGACAGCATTTTGACCACGCGCATCAATGATCATCTCCCGGTGCGGATCAGCACCACGGCCAAACAGTGGGATGGTGTGCGCCGGATCTGGTGTGATCCGCCCGGCAGCAGCCTGCGGCCTGTGATTGCAGGACTGGGCAAAAGCTGGCGGCCTGACCGCACATCAGTGGAAATAGACCTGCTGGACGCCACCTACTGGCTGGACGGCACAATGCCGGTCTCGGTCTACGGGGGCACTGGCCGGCTGGATGGGGACAGCAACGTGGCGGGCAAATCCATGCCCCGCATGCGTGGGTCTGTCTGCAATGTCACGCCGGTCCTGATTGATAGCGTCAATTACGTCTATCAGATTTCGGACGGCCCGGCCTCTGTCAGCATGCTGTATGAGGGCGGCTATCCGGGCGGCATTACGTTTGCCGGCACCGTGGCCGATATCTATGCGGACAGCCCCGCACCGGGCACCTACACGGTGCAATCCGGCACGGCGGGCACATGGCTCCGGCTCGGCACCAAGCCTGTCTACGGGATAACAGTTGATGCTGTGGGCACGTTTCGCTCCGGAGCAGCCCCGGCCAATGTGCTGGATATCCTGCGGCAGATGCTGCTGGAGGATCTGGTGATGCCTGCGGAGTATATTGATGCAGGCTGGCCAGCCACATCCAGCCTCGCGCCCTGGGCTGGTGGCTGGTACTGGGATGGCTCGGATAGCGTGACTGGCCAGCAGGCGGCCACCACCCTTCTGTCCGGCCTGTGCATTACGCTGGTGCCCACCCGCACCGGCACGCTGCTGCCCATCCTGCTGACCGCGCCAGACCCATCTGAGATCCCGGTGGCAGAGCTTAACGCGGATCTGATTACGGATATCTCCGCCGCCACGCTGGACAGCTCACTGGACCCGCCAACCTGGCGGTGGCGCATCGGCTGGCAGCACAATTTTACGGTGCAGGCCACCGGCTCCGGGCTGCACCCGCAGGCCCCGGCAGACCGGCAGGCTATTGTGGCCGTGGCAGACCGGACCGCCGTCTGGTGGTCGGCTCAGATCAAATCGCACTGGCGCGTGCCCAACGATCCGGCACTGATCACGACGGCGCTGGCCTGTCAGGCAGATGCGGCACTCGTCGCGCAGCGCCACGGTGCTCTGTGGGGCACCCAGCGCCGCCTCTGGGCCGTTGCTGTCCCGCAGGATCTCGCATGGGGGATTGAGCTGGGGTCCGTGGTCGGCATCACGGCTCCGGCCGCAGGGCTGACAGGCCGGCAACTGGCGCGGGTGGTGAGTGAGCAGATCCGCGCAACGGATCAGTTCGTGACATTTCAAATTCTGGTTTGATAGCGAAAATAAATGGAAAATTGCGGAATTGGGTGGGAGAACCGCGTTCCGGATGCGGCGCTCTCCGCCAGTGCGCAAGTGTCCGGCCTGCCGGTCACAAACCTGCGCAACCAGCAAGGCGCACCCAGTCTGGGCTGGCGTGTGCCAGGCACAACAGCAACCCTCACCATCAGCCACCCGCCTGCGGGGCCGTGGCGGGCTTTTGGCCTGTTTCGGACCAACCTTAGCGCAGCGGCTCAGATGACTGTCACGCTCACGCTAGGCGGCACTCCTGTCTGGCAGGGATCTGCTCAGGCGGTGGCAAACGGGCAGATCCTGCTGGTCGCACCTCAGACCGTCACGGCGGATACAGCCACCATCCAGATTACGGATAGTGGCAATCCGGACGGCTATCTGTCGATCCCGCTGGCCTATGCTGGCCCGCTCTGGCAGCCGGCGCGCAATTACAGCACGGAGAGCACGGCAGACCGCAATCTGGGCGTGGATAGCATCACCACGCTGGGTGGCGCCGAGTTTGTCTCTGCCCGCTGGTATCAGCGCTCTCTGAGCATCGCGCATCAGTCCTACGGGGATGCTGATGCCGTGGTCCTGGAGCAGATCCTGCGGGTTGCGGCCACAGGGCAAAATATCCTGTTTCTGCCGGACCCGTCCGCAACGCCCGCCGTGCTGGCCGAAAAATCCCTGTTTGGCCGCCTGAGTGGCAATGACCTCACAAACCCGTTTGGTAATGCTGACCGGCATGCCCTGACACTCACTCTGACGGAGCGCCTGTAATGTCTGCACCGCAGCTCAGCAATTACGTGCTGGAGACAGCTACCGCGCCCGGAACCGGGAGTTTTACGCTCAACGGACCAGCGGCGGACCGACGCTCCTTTGAGGCAGCGTTTTCATCCGGGGCCTTGGTTTTCTACTTTGCCGACGATGGGTCTAGCGCGGAGTGGGGCATAGGCACACTGACGGTCGGCACCCCCAGCGTGCTGGCCCGTACAACAGTCCTGGGCAATACGGCCAACACTAGGGCGGCCCTTAATTTTCCCGGCACGGTTGAGGTCTACAACGAAATCCCCGCGGAGTGCCATCCTGTTCTGGGGCAGGATGGTTCGCTAGATCTGGCAGGAGGTCTGACGATAAAGGGCCTGCCTGCTGTAGTCGGGGCCATCTCAGACCATAGTCACTACGTCCTGCAGGTGACCTATGACACGGATGCTCAGGCGTTCGGTTTTCTCGATACGACGGGAGTCTGGAAATATGTCCAGCCTCAGGGCGACTATGCTACCAACGGCGCTCTGAGTGCCGAGACTAGCCGTGCCACGACCATTGAGGGAAACCTTCAGACCTCCAAAGCAAATTTAGGGGGCGGCAACACGTTTTACGGAGACCAGACGGTCCGAGGCAATGTCTCTGTTGGTGTGGGGCTTGGCTGGTCTGGTGGCACAGCATCGGGGCAGCGCCGCTGGTCAAATGGGCATCTGATCTTTGGATCGCCAGACGGTGCGACAAATACCTACATGGGTGCCTTCCAGATCACTGACCTTATGGGCAGCCCTGGCGATAATTACTCCGGCATCAATATGTTTGGGCTTGATTATTCGGGCAAACGTTATGACTGGCAGTTTCCGTGGAACGGAAACATCGTTACCCCTAAAGGGTCGGTCGCGTTTGTGTCGGATCTGGATAACCTTGCGACCACATCACAGCTACCGTCAGGCGGCACAGCCGGCAACGGTTATTACACAATCACCGCCGGTATTCAGGATCTGGTTTTTACGATCACTTTCAATACGGCCGGCGGCCAGTGGGTGGAGTTCCCTCGCAAGTTCAGCAGCACCCCCAACGTATTGGCCTGCTCGGACGGCAGCAGCGATAACCAGACAGATACAGACTGGTATGTCTGGGGCCGCACCAAGGATGGATTCTATTTCAACGCACGAAACCATCAGGGCAGCTTCCAGATTTTCGCTAAGGGTCCGGCTTAATTTTTATATTTCTTGCAGGAATATAAAAAATAGAAACGAATTTTCCAAAAATGAGAGAAAGAAATGCCTGACACAAATTACCCTCCCCCGCTGGATTACATCACGCGGGGGGAGTTTGGTGCGCTGGATGCTCACGTGCGCGATTTGCAGGCGGATATGGTCCTAGTCAAGGCTAACCAGGCAGACACACAGACCGACATCAAAAGTATTGATAAGCGCCTGGATGATATCGCCGCCAAGCTCAAAGAGCTGATCGGTTGGCGGTCATTCTTGCTCACTGGCGGCATTGGTGTCGGCTGGGGTGTTGCTCAGGGCATCCTGCACTTGCTTGGCTGGGGCACTGCTCCGTAACGCGTTTTTGTCAACCGGAACAGCCGAAAACCAGTTTTCGGCCAAATCCAAACAGGCCGCAAGTACGGCCTTTTTTTGTATCTGGAATCCAAAATGAATGACTCCATCACAATTGCGGCGGGTCTCGCGCGTGAATACGAAGGTCTGCGCCTCAAGCCCTACATTTGTCCGGCAGGCTACTGGACCATCGGCTACGGCAACCGTTGCCTGGCCAACGGGGCCGCCGTCACTGCCCGCACGCCTGCCATCACGGCAGTGCAGGCGGAGTCTCTGCTGATGCTCACGCTGGCAGGGCTGCGCTATAAACTGCGGCAGCTCGTCCATGTGGCGCTCACTCCGAACAGGGAGGGCGCTCTCCTGGACTGGCAGTTTAACCTGGGCACATCTGCTGTTGCCGGCTCCACCCTGATCCGCCTGCTCAATAGCGGGCAGGATATCGCTGCCGGTGAGCAGCTCCTGCTCTGGGATCACGCCCATAAAGATGGCCACCTGATTACCCTGCCCGGACTCACAGCCCGCAGGCATGCGGAGTGGCTTGTCTATACGGGCGCGACCAGTGGGCATGTTCCGGCCTCGCCGGCTCCCATCTGTCCCCCATCAGCGGACCAGCTCAACGCGGCGGAAATGATCCGCATAAAGGAATCGGCATGACCGAAAAGGAGGGCCTGTCAGACCGCGATATTAAGCGCCTGACAGACAAACTGCTGGCGCGTCTGCTCCCGCAGCTGGCGCGCATGATTGCTCGCCACCCTGACGCGCTGGTTATTGAGCGCGTGGATATCAACACCCTGCCCGTCACCCTGCGTGGCGGCCAGTGAGGAAAACAATGAACCTCTCCAAAATCGGCACATACCTGCGCCAGCCCACCACGCTCATCGCGGGAGGCATTGTCATTGGCACCGGCATTGCCTCGTGGTTCCGTGTGCTGCCAGACGCTGCGGCTGCGGCGCTCCTCGGCACCTGCATTCCGCTCCTAGCGAGCGATAGCAGTGGTCAGACAGCCTCGGCGGAATCCACCCTGCTCAACCGAATTGCCGGTGAGCGGGATGATCTGCTCAAGGTGGTCCACGCTATCAGCACGCATAAAGACATCGGGCCGGCGGCCACGCAGATTATTGCCGATACCGTGCCCGGTGGCGCGCTGCTGGCAACGGCGGCCTCTGTCCTGGCGTCTCAGTCCTGTGCGGCGGCTAAGTCGTCCTGACTGATGGGGTCGGGTGCCGGCCTGATAAATCCCGCCGCCTTCCAAGGGCCGGAATAATAGTCCGCCCCTTTTTCTGCCGCCCGCTGAGGCGGCTCTTTTTATGGAAACACCCAAATGAAAACCAAATCTCTCCTGCGCGGCGCACTGGCTGGTGCGCTGCTCCTGTCCTGTGTTGGCCTGACTGCTTGCAAAAGCGACGCTAACGTCTCGGCAGAGGTCAAGCGCCAGCAGACGGTTTTTGCTCTGAGCAAATCATACGATGCTGCTGCGGACCTCGCTGCGGCCTATAAGCACAACCCGGCAGCAGATCCGGCTGTAGTGGCTAAGGTGGAGGCCGGATTCCAGACCGCGCATGACAAAATCAAGCCGCTTCAGACAGCGGCTGATGCGGGCGACCCTCTGCCTGAGGCCGAAATTGAGGCTGCTACGGCAGCGTTTGAGGCTGCGCAGAAGCTGCTGCCAGCCAGCTAATCAGCCGCACTAAGGGGTGTCCACTAATACCGGGCACCCTTCCCTTTTCTGTTTTTTTGGAAGAACGCCATGAACCCCGAATATATCGCTATCGCCGTCTCCGCCATCGAGCAGCTGGCAGAGGCTGCGCCGGATATCGTGTCTGATATCAAGAGCCTGCTGGCCCCCATCAAAGAGGGCCGAGCCCCAACGCATGAGGAGTGGCTGGCAGCTGAGGCTGCGCTTGATGCTGCCAATGCCAAGGTGCAAAAATACTAATTTCCAGATGTGTTAACGGCTTTGTTATTTAATAACGAAGTCGTTAGCGTAACAAAAAAATGGAAAGCTAACTTTTGGAATTTCTATCTGCTCTCCGTTTTCTTTAGTAATTTTGATACAAGGAACAAATGAGTAAAATTTTATTTCTTTTATATTTGGAGAATATTTATATAATTTATTATAAGAGCTAAAAAGTTCACTAAACATACCCATGCTATTAAATTTATGATAAAAAATACACGTTTCAAAATCCATTGGACGCTTCAAATGTTCAGCTTGCTGCTGAGTAACACCATATTTTTCATAATCATTTGGCCCTATTGTTAGTTTAAATGCCTCCTTATAATTTCCGCTACTTGGTATATCTGCTATTGACTGCAGAACATATATGTCAAATTTTTTGCAACTTATTTTTATTACATTAATAGATGTATCTTTATTTTTGAATTTATGGTTTTTATTAGCTATTACTATGCTAAATAAATTCGTGTGATAAAATTCACTATACGGGTTTAATTTCCCAACCTCTTCTCGTTTTGAATTATAGTAATCTCGATGCATTGCCGAGCAAAGCCTAGAATATATATAACATACTCCAGATTCTGTCTTTAATGCTTTTGTTACACTATCTTTTCTTTCTTGATCTTTATTCTCTAAAGTTCTTTTATAAGTTATTTTACTCTCATCTTCCCCGTTATATGAATAATGTATCGACATATGAAGATTCGTTATTATGTTATCTTCATTGTTTTTCCCAGTGAAAATATTATCCTCAAAAATTCCGTTTACTGCTTTACTTGGAAGAATAATAGTTACGTCGTCAGAATTTTTTTTGAAGTCCAGCGTGAATATTTTTCGTTTCTGACCGTCAACGTCTATAACGACATCTTTCAGATTTGACAT